TTGACATTTTTGCCCCTTTAGTATATTATAGAGGTTATATGAACTTTCCAATCTGCATAGAACTAAACGTAACAGAACTGTGCGATATGACTTGTTCATTTTGTCCAAGAAGTGTGGGGTATCCAAACTCTAATTTAAATATGAGCCTAGACACTTTAGATGTTATAATAAATCACGCAGAGAACTTAGACAGAGATATCATATTCCATCTATCTGGAAGAGGTGAGCCTACTCTACATCCTAAGTTTTCAGATCTCTTAGATAGGTTAGATAGATTTAAAGTTAAGTTATCTACAAATGGTAACAGAGTAGATAGATACCTAGACAAGATAAACAAGTTGATGAAAGTAGACTACAGCATCTATGATCAGAGTAAGTTAACTTCAAAACAAATACGAAGTAAATATAACTTTCATGTTGTTGACAAAAGAACTAATACTAAAAATAGATACAATAATAGGGCTGGTTCTATAGTAAGTCAACAGACTGAACAGAATCCTTCTCATCCTAAATATAAGTTGATGTGTGAAAAACCTTTTCATGTGGTCTACATAAACTACAACGGCGATTACAATCTATGTTGTAATGAATGGTTTAACCCCACTGTTCTAGAGAATGTTCGCACTCAATCTATAAAAGAATATTTAAACGATAATGTTATTTTAAAATCATTTCAAAAGGACTTGATGAAAGGAGAAAGAAAACAGTCTCCATGTAAAGGTTGTAATAAACAAATGCATCCAAAGGCTGTTGACTTTCTTGATAGAATAGGTTACAATATAAGCTAAGTGTAAGTTTGGAGGATATATGAACTTTTATACTAGCGTTAATCGATACGGCAATTCCATCTTGTATCGTGGCGTAAACAACTATGGAAAACGAATAGAAGCCAAGTACAAGTTTGAGCCAAAGCTCTACCTTCCTTCTAATAAGATAACAGCAAAGCACAAGTCTATAGACGGTGCTCAGTTAGAAGAGATAAAGTTTTCTTCTATGTCTGAAACAAAAGACTTCTTAAAAAGATACAAAGATGTTGATAACCTAGATGTGTATGGTAACCAGAACTTCATACATCAGTTTATCGCTGACAAGTTTCCCACAGAAATAAAGTTTGATAGTAGTAAAGTTGATGTATGTTACATTGATATTGAGGTTGCATCTGATGAAGGCTTCCCGTTTCCTGAGGATGCCGCTCACCCTGTTATCTCTATTGCTCTCAAGTCTAGTCTTAGTAATGTTTACCATGTCTGGGGTTTAGATGAGTATGATGCTGAGAAGGTTTACAGTGATAAACTTATTGTGCAGTATCGACATTGTAAGAGTGAGGTAGAACTACTTGCCAAGTTTGTAGAGTGGTGGGGCAAAAACTGTCCTGATGTAATCACAGGTTGGAACGTGCGACTATTCGACATTCCCTATCTTGTCAATCGTATCAGACGTATTGGATCTGAGGAAGCAGTCAAGCGTCTATCTCCATGGGGGCTAGTGTCTCAACGTGAACTTCATATCAAAGGTAAACGTATGGATGCCTATGAGATCACTGGTGTTCAGCAACTTGATTACTATGATCTGTTTCAGAAGTTTGGCTATTCGTATGGAGCACAGGAGTCCTACAAGCTAGACCATATTGCTTACGTAGTTCTTGGGGAGCGTAAACTGTCTATCGAAGAACATGGTAACTTGTACACTCTATACAAAGAAGATCATCAGAAGTTCATTGACTATAACATTCGAGACGTAGAACTTATTGAGCGACTAGAAGAGAAGATGGGTCTGATTACCCTTGCTATAACTATGGCATATAGGGGTGGCGTGAACTATGCGGATACCTTTGGCACTACAGCCATATGGGATTCAATCATCTATCGGGAACTGAATGCTACTGGCACTATTGTTCCACCCAACAAACATAAGATGAAATCACCATACCCCGGCGGGTATGTCAAAGAACCTATGGTTGGCTCTCATGATTGGGTAGTATCTTTCGACTTGAACAGTCTGTATCCTAATCTCATTGTCCAATACAATATGTCACCAGAGACAATACTTCCTAACAAATCTTTTCCTCATGGGGTAGACTACTATCTTAACAAGTCTTGCGACACAGAGGGCGTCTCCGTAGCCGCAAACGGCTCTGCATTCACAAAAGAGTTCCAAGGTATTGTTCCAAAGATTATTGAGAACTATTATTCTGAGCGTAGTGTTATTAAGAAGTCTATGCTTATTGCTCAACAGGCATATGAGAAGACGAAGACTATTGAGCTTGAGCGTGAGATCAACCAACTAGAGAATAGGCAGATGGCTATTAAGATCTTGCTCAACTCTCTCTATGGTGCGCTGGGCAATCAATACTTCAGATACTTTGATATGCGTGTGGCAGAGGGTATTACTTTATCAGGGCAACTATCAATTCGTTGGGCAGAGATTGCCATGAACAAAGAGATGAATAAGTTGCTGGGAACTGTAGACAAAGACTATGTTATCGCTATCGATACTGACTCATTATACGTCAACTTTTCTCCACTTGTTTCCAAGTTAAACCCAAAAGATCCTGTCAAGACACTTAGCAAGATATGTGAAGACCACTTCGAAAAGGTATTGGAGAAGTCTTACTCTGAACTGTTTGACAAAATGAATGCCTTCAAACCTCGTATGGTTATGGGTCGTGAGGTGATTGCTGATCGTGGTATATGGGTAGCCAAGAAACGATACATCCTAAACGTGCATAACAACGAAGGTGTTCAATACGCAGAACCCAAACTCAAGATGATGGGCATTGAGGCTATCAAGTCTTCGACACCTGAGGTTGTTCGTAATAAGTTCAAAGAGATCTTTCGTGTGATCATAGAAGGAACCGAACTTGATGTTCAGAAGTTCATAAGGGATTTCAGAACAGAGTTTAAGTCTTTACCACCAGAGTCTGTAGCATTTCCTAGAGGTGTGAGCGACATTGGTAAGTGGGAGTCTAAACAAGATATATACTTAAAAGGAACACCAATACACGTGCGTGGGTCTTTACTATACAACAAAGCTATCAAAGACAACTCACTTGAACGCAAGTACGAAACTATCAAGAACGGTGAGAAGATTAAGTTTATCTACTTACGCAAGCCAAACCCTATTAAGGAAAATATAATATCCTTTCCAGCGGTTTTACCTACAGAAATGCACTTGCATAAGTATGTAGATTATGATATAATGTTTGGGAAGACATTCATTGAACCCCTTAAGTTTATACTTGACGCTATAGGGTGGAATGTAGAACCAAGAGCAACGCTAGAAGACTTCTTTGGATGATGTATTCAGTAACTATATTTGAAAGTCAGTATGATAATCAGACTCATCGCACATTGGATTTCGATGAGTGGGATAAGTTTGAGAAGTTTCTATATAAACTATCAGAAAGACCTCTGGAAGGAAAGAAAAATGCTGAACTTATTTCACCCGCTATATATCAGAATGGCACAACTAGATCCAATAAAAATGTATTGCGGTGGGCAAGTTGGTGTGCTGTTGACGTTGATGATCACACATTTGAAGGGGATCTAAAAGATGAACTTATTAGGCTTTATGGTGACTACTATTTTGTTTGCTATTCTACTGCAAGCAGTAAGCATGGTTTACCAAAGTTTAGGTTATGCTTCCCAACTAGAACGCCTATCGAAAAAGAGTCTATCAAACATTTCTGGTTTGCACTCAACTCCGAACTCAATTCGATTGGAGATAAACAGACTAAAGACCTATCTAGAATGTATTATGTCCCTGCTACGTACAATGGTGCTTTCAACTTTATTTTTACTAATACTGGCGGTAGCCATATAAATCCTACAGAGCTAATGTCCAAGTGGGAGTATAGCGAAAAGAAAGATAGTAAGAACTTCATGGATCGTCTACCTGAGGAATGGCAGAGACAGATCCTAGACTATCGTAAAGATAAAATGACTAACACTAATGTTGTCTGGTCAGGGTATGAGGATTGTCCATTCGTTAACAAGAGACTTGTAAAAGACTTTAAGAACATTGCCCATATTGACAATAGCGGTAGATATGCTATGATCTATAAGATAATGGTATCGATAGCAAGCAACGCTGTTGGTAAACAGTATGCTATTACTGCCAATGAAATCGAAACATTGTGTAGGCAGTTAGATTCTGAAACTGGTAATCGATATGAGAGTCGGCCTCTTCATGTAGAGGCTAACAACGCTTTAGAGTATGCATATAAGAATGGAGTTATATCATGAGCACTTTACTTGAGTTCTTGGACTCAGACAATGATAAGGTAGGAAACTTTCCAGAAAAGGAATGGGTCAATATGCCTGAGTTCGTATCTGAAAAGGTAGAGCCATATGCGAAGATCATTGTTCGTTTTGATAATGAACAGGACTTGAAAGAGTTTTCTGAAATGATTGGTCAGAAGGTTAATGTTAAAACAAAAAGTATCTGGCACCCACAACTAGATCGTGGTAAGAACGGTGGCTTACGTTGGGTAGAAGATGACAAGTCTTAACATACTTAAACAACTTAGCAATACCGCTGAGAGTGATGAGTGTTATACCCCGTCTGATCAGGTCCAGCCTTTGTTGGAATACTTGGATAAGGATAAGACTTACTACGAAGCAACCAGTGGAAAGAGTTCTAATATACTTGATGGTTTCAACAAATACGGTTATAATATAGTTGGATCGGATGAGAAAGACTTCTTTGATTGTACGGTAACCGATGTATACGATGGCATCATAACAAATCCACCATACAGTTTGAAAGACAAGTTCATCAAGCACTGCTATGATCTAGGTAAGCCATTCGCATTGTTCTTACCTGTTGCGTCATTCCAAGGTAAAAGACGTGGACAAATGTTTATAGA